AGTACAAGGAATGTCTAGTGTAGTAAAAGGTATTAAGCGTTCGCGAGTAGATCTACTATTAAATAAAGAGCCGAACCCTTTTCAAGACATTAGCACTTTTCGTCGTAATTTAATTACTGACTACTTACTTGACGGAAACATTTTTATTTATTTTGATGGTGTACATATGTACCATTTGCCTGCAAACAAAATGACAATACATGCAGATGATACAAAGTATATTGAAAAGTTTACGTTTAATGAAACAATTAGCTATAAGCCAAGTGAAATTATTCACATAAAAGACAATTCATTCTATTCTATCTATAGAGGAGTTTCAAGACTAAAACCTGCTTTACGAACCATGATACTCATGAGAAGTATGCGCGATTTTCAGGATAACTTCTTTAAAAACGGCGCCGTTCCCGGTCTTGTACTTAAATCTCCTAATACTCTATCAGAAAAAATTAAAGAAAGAATGATTCAATCTTGGTCTGCACGTTATAGACCAGATGCAGGAGGTCGCAGACCTCTTATTCTTGACGGCGGAATTGAAATAGATAAAGTTTCAAATATAAACTTTAAAGAATTAGATTTTCAATCTGCAATTTCAGAAAATGAAAAAATTGTACTAAAGGCACTTGGCATTCCACCAATTATGTTAGACTCTGGTAATAATGCTAATTTAAGACCTAACATGAGAATGTACTACTTAGAGACTATTCTTCCTATTGTACGCAAAATGAACTTTGCACTAGAAAGATACTTTGGGTTTGCACTTTCAGAAGATATAACAGATATTCCGGCATTACAGCCAGAATTACGAGATCAATCTCAGTACTACTCTGCATTAGTAAATACTGGAATTATCTCTCCAAACGAAGCTCGAGATGCTCTCGGATTCGCTTCAGTAGAGGGATATGATGATTTGCGAGTTCCAGCAAATATTGCTGGTAGTGCTGCAAATCCGGACGAAGGCGGAAGGCCTGTAGAAGAAGGAGAAGAGTAAATGGCAGTACGTCAAAAACAAAAAGTTTTAGATATTGCTCACGAACATTTTGAGAAGCACAAGCTTCCTTTAGATGTAGACTATAAAACATATCTGGCTAAGGTAGGACCTACAGATGCGCTTCATGCTATTTCTGTAAAAAGAAGTTTTAAAGCATGGAAATATCTACTTCATGCTTTAAAAGTTAAGCATCCAGAACTAATGGAAGCTCCAAAGCCAAAACCTGCTCCGAAGCCTAAAGCTGCTCCGAGCAAGCCTGCAAAAGCAGAAGCAAAGAGTGAAGACTAATGGAAAAGATTTTTAACCTTACTTCTACGTTCAAAGCACTCAATGAAGACGACGATGGTAGCGTCCACATTTGCGGAATGGCTAGCACTGCTGACTTCGACCGAGCTGGAGATACAATTTCAGCCGAAGCATGGACCAAGGGCGGCCTTGGTAACTTCGAAAAGAATCCTATCATTCTTTTCAATCACGATTATAACAAGCCTATCGGACGCGCTACAGGACTTAAAGTCACTGAAAACGGTCTTGAACTTAAGGCTAAAATTTCTAAGTCTGCGCCCGATCATGTCGCGCAGCTTGTAAAAGAAGGCATTCTTGGAGCATTTTCTGTTGGTTTCCGAGTCAAGGATGCTGATTACCTATCGGAAACCGACGGATTAAAGATAAAGGATGCTGAGTTGTTTGAAGTATCAGTAGTATCGGTACCTTGTAACCAAGCAGCTACTTTCTCTCTCGCGAAATCATTCGACTCTATTGAAGAGTACAATGAATTCAAAAAAACTTTCACTAATAGTGTAGATCTAGCCGGTCAGTCTCTGGCTAAAGATGAAGATTCATTTGAAGCTAGTGATGCACCGGATGGAACTGAAAAGTCAGTTCAAAAGGAGATAACAATGTCGGAAGTAAAAACTCCCGAAATCGACCTGGAGGCTTTTGCTAAGAAGGTAGCGGATGAGACTGCTGCTAAAATCGCAATTCGTCAGGCCGAAGAAAAAGCCGCTGTTGAAGCAGAAGCTAAAGCAGCACAAGAAGCAGTAGAAGCTGAAGCCGCAAAGCAGGCTGAAGTTGAGACTGTAATCAAAACTGGTATTGAGTCAGGTGCTGAGCGCCTCTTGGCCGACGTCGAAGCGAAGCTCGCTGAGAAAGATGCTAAGATTGAGGAAGTAATTGCTCAATATAAGACTGACCTCGAAGAGAAGAATGCTGAAATCACTGCTATGCGTGATTCAAAGCGTGTATTCGCTGATCGTACCGAGTCTGGCAACATTTCAAAGTGGGGCAAGGACTTTATGTATGGCCACCTTCTAGGTGTAATGACTGGAAAAGGTTGGGAAACTAACTACTCTAAGAGCCTTATGGAAAAAGCAGGTATCAACTATGCAGCTAATGCTGGTGATATTGCTCAAGAAGTCTCTACTGCAATCGAGAAGGAAATCATGCTCGAGCTTAAGCTCGCTCAAGCTTTCCGTGAGATCACAATTAACTCACAGACTCAAGTATTGCCAATCCAGACAGATGCAGGTCCTGCAGCTTGGGGCTCAAACACTGATACCGCAGGTAACTTGGAGAACCGTCCTCAAGTCACTAACGTACAGTACAATGCTAAGCAAGTAATCCTGAAAGCAACTCGATTGATCTCGACTACTTTCATGGACAACAACATTGACGAAGAAGTTCTTGTTAACTTGATGCCAATGCTTGTTGAGTCAGTTGCACGTGCACACGCTCGCGCAGTAGACGGAGCTCTTCTTACTGGTACTTCCGGTGGTTCAGAAGCCTTTGATGGCCTCGAAGCTCTTGCAGGCAACAATAAGTTTACAACTTCAGTGGCAGCAGCCGGTACTGGCGTTGTTGACGCAGCAGACTTCCTCGGAGCACGTAAGCTTATGGGTAAGTATGGCATGATGCCAGAAGATCTGATCTATGTTGTATCTCAGAAGCGTTACTACGATCTAATTGCTGATGCAGGCTTTGCCGACATCACAGACGTAGGCTCTGACGTTGCGACTAAGATTACAGGTTCTGTAGGTTCAATCTTTGGAACTCCAGTAGTTGTATCTGATCAGCTCGAAGCAGAAGGTGCAAACGCCTCTGTAGGTTATGCTGTTAACGTTCGTAACCACGTAATCCCACGTCTCCGCGGTGTATCCGTAGAGCAAGATTACGAAGTACTCAATCAGCGTCGAGTAATTGTTGCTAGCCAGTCACTTGGCTTCAACCAGCTTGTTGCTAATAACGGTACTACTGACGTATCTGTTGTTAAGCTTGTCCAAGCGGCATCTTAATAGCTAGATAAATAAACTGGGGAGGTTTTCCTCCCCAAGTTTTTACTAATTGATTTATTATGGCAAATTTAATTACTCTTGCAGATTATAAACAGATTGAAGGACTTACTAACCCTAAGGACGACTTTCGTATAAATCAGCTTATTGATTCTGTGAGTCAATTAGTAAAAACTTATTGTGGAAATAGTATTGTAGATTTTTACACTACTAATAAAGTAGAAACTTTTAATATGGACTGGAACACTCATATTGTACAACTTACAGAGTCTCCAGTAAATACTATTGTTTCTGTAGAAAAAAGAGATTCCGTTACGGAAAGTTACACCACCGTGCCAACTACAGACTATTATCTTGATGCAACGACGGATAGTGTACTGTACGTAACGGGATCTGCCTATAAAAACTGGCCTCGTGGTGCGGGGTCGGTAAAAGTTACATACAAAGCAGGATATTCAGTATGTCCTACTGATTTAAGACTTGCAGTAGTAGATTTAATTAAGTACTATATGAAAGATGAGCACACTCAGCGACGGACTATTTCTGGCGCTACTATTGAGAATCAAGGCACCGGAGAGGGGCGAGGCTTTCCAGATCACATTAAACGTGTTTTGGACATGTATAAAAACTTTTAATGTCTAACAGTGCTTTAGCAAAAATAGCAAAAAGGTCTCTTGATAGAGTCGAAAAGCAACTAAGAGAGGTTGTAGAAGACTATGAAGGTCAAATTTTTATTTGGGATGTGCAAAGCTTTAAAGAGTTAATTAGCTCTTTTGTACAAGATGATACAATTACAAAAACTTTAGTAGACATGTATCGTACCAAATTAAAAGCAGCAGACTCTGCTATGTTAAAGATTAAGAGGCATAGAGCACGATTAATAAATACAAAAGCAGATGTTAAAAAGTACAAAATAGAAAATTATGATCCTAAAAGGCATGAAATATTTGCTGTGAGAAGCTATGGTACTGTTGAGCGAATAAAAAGATATATTGGAACACAGTACACTCAACTTACGGGAAGAAACTCTAAAGAAATAACAGGTAGAGTAGATAGAGGAGACAAGCTCTCTGACGTAACGGGCGAGCAGATAGGACACGGAGAATACGGTAGTGCTGTAAGTACTACTAAAGCTGCTATGGCGGAAGCAGTCTTAGGGACAAAAACTGCAAAAAAAGTAGGCTCTCGTCCAGAAAACATAGAGTTGTACACTCGCCTGCAAAGTCGTATAGTGTCATATAAAAAAAGCATGGGAATAAATATGGAATTAAACCATGTGCAAGAAGTAACTTCAAGAGGGGGGATAAGAAAAACTTATACCCCTATTCTATCGTCTCAAAATGCTCAAGAAAACTTACTAGAAGGCCAGGACGAAAGAAAAGCGCTGCAAAAATTAAGAAAAGACCTAAGAAAAGACTATCAAGACATTGTAAATTTACAAGGTTCAGAAACCCTATTAGAAGCAGTAGAAGCAGTTCAACTAGAAAATATTATACCTAAAGGTAAAAATACTTATTACAAGGGCAAAGCAAAGCCTAGAAAAACAGTAAAAAATAAAGGAAAGGGTAAGGCTAAGAGTACAAAGCGTCAAAATAAAGTAGTACCTGTAATTACAGGAGCTGGAGTACCCAATCTTCATAAAGTTAATCCTTCTAGGAATCCTCGTAGTGGGGGCTCTTTAATTAGTTTAATTGGTATAATAAATGAGTCTTTGCCTCAGATTGTAGCAAAAAATATGAAAGACCCAAGACTTGTAAATCGAACAGGAAGATTCGCAGAGTCTGCCAGGATTACTGATATAATAAAAACGCCTCAAGGATTTCCTAGCGTTGGATATACTTATCAGAAAAATCCTTATCAAACTTTTGAAACCGGAAATAGACAGGGGTCCCCTGATAAAGACCCTAGACGATTGATAGATTTTTCTATTAGAGAGATAGCAGCAAAACACGCAATAGGACGTTTTTATACTAGGAGAGTCTAATGACAACAGATATTAATCGAGGATACTCTACTAGACGGCTAGGTATTACTAATGCACTGGTTGAAAAGTTAAAAGAAATTGATGGAAACGGCGAGTTTAACACAGATGTGTACGGAAACGTAAGTCCAAGACTAAAATTTTGGGACGAAGTAAATGAGTTTCCTTCTATACATTTAAATGCAGGTAGTGAAACCAGGAGTTACCAAGCAGGAGGATACAAAGATAGATTTCTTTCCGTTACTGT